AACTGATACTATTTCTTTTGGAGCAGCACAAGCAACGCAAGATTTTTGGCTAGAAGATGGTATTAGTTTGACTGGAAATCCTTCTTATGCTCCCGATACTATTACTTTTAATTTGAATATGCCCGAAGATACGAATAAAAATGGATTCTGGAAATATGAGGAAGACAAAACTCTAAAAGAGATTGAGCAATATCTTTCTAGTACTTATCACTCACACTACACTTCAGAAACTTCTAAAACTCAAACTCTTGATTTGATTGAGAGTATTGGTGACAGTGAAGCATTTACTCGCTCAAACGCCATCAAGTATCTGTCTCGCTTTGGTAAGAAGAATGGTAAATCAAAGATGGACATTTTGAAAGCAATCCATTATTGTATTCTTCTGTACCACTTCGCTGGTCTTCACAAAAACACTACTTCTGATTTTCCTTATTGATTATGAAACTTTCTGATAAAACTCTTTCTGTCCTGAAGAACTTCTCTTCCATCAATCAGTCCATTCTATTCCGTGAAGGTAACAAACTTCGCACAATTTCAGTAATGAAAAATATTCTTGCTGAAGCAACTATCACTGAAGAACTTCCAAAGGATTTTGGTATCTATGATTTGAACCAGTTTCTGAATGGTCTTGGTCTTCACCAAAGTCCCGAACTGGATTTTGATAATGATAGTTATGTGGTTATCCGTGAGGGAAAGATGCGGTCCAAGTATTTCTTCGCAGATCCGAATGTAATCATCACTCCCCCTGAAAAGGATATTAATCTTCCTACTGAAGATGTTTGCTTTGAGTTGAGCACTGAACAACTGGATAAACTTCTCAAGGCAGCTGCTGTATATCAACTTCCCGATATTTCTGCTGTAGGTGAAGCAGGTGTTGTGAAACTTGTTGTTCGTGACAAGAAGAACGATACTTCCAATGATTTCTCTATTGTCGTTGGTGAAACCGAATCTGAGTTTGTCTTTAACTTTAAGGTAGAGAATATTAAGATTCTTCCTGGAACGTATGAGGTAGTTGTGTCACAAAAACTTCTGTCACGATTTACCAGTAAGAACCACGATCTGTGCTATTATATTGCTCTGGAACCTGATTCTACATTTGGTTGATGAACATCTTTGTCACTTCCCCTTGGCCTGCTGAGAGTGCTATTTGCCTTCCCGACAAACACATCGTCAAGATGCCCTTAGAATGCTGCCAAATGCTTTCTATCGTGGCATCGGACAAGTGGGGACACGGGTACGGCACTCTCCCTAAGGCAGATGGAACCCCCTACAAGACCGACAAAGGAGCATTCCGTAATCATCCCTGTACCAAGTGGGCAATGGAGAGTATCCATAATGCCTATTGGTTAATCAAGTGGGGACTGAACTTGTCGGATGAATACTGCCTGCGGTATAATAAAACTCACTCCTGTTATAAAACTCTTGTGGACGCATATTACTTGTTTCCCAAAGGTAAGATTACAGAAGTGACTCCATTTGCTCGTGCTATGCCAGAGGAATGGAAGTTTGACAAAACTATTGATACATTTGAAGCGTATCGAAGGTATATCGCATCCAAACCTTGGGTGTCTGAAAATTATCTTCGTATGCCCGAAAGAAAACCTTCGTGGATAAATTAAATTATGGCAAGTGAATTCCTTCTGACCGAAAAATACAGACCGCAAGTAATTGATGACTGTATTCTTCCTGATGAAACTAAAAAAACATTTAAGGAGTTTGTAGAGAAGGGGGAGATTCCTAATCTTCTTCTTGCAGGTCCTCCTGGTATTGGTAAAACTACCATTGCGAAAGCATTGTGTAATGAATTGGGAGCAGATTTTTATGTCATCAACGGATCCGACGAAGGACGTTTCTTGGATACTGTACGGAACCAAGCAAAGAACTTCGCTTCGACCGTTTCACTTACGGGATCTTCTAAACACAAAGTCATTATCATTGACGAAGCTGACAACACGGGCAACGACGTACAACTCCTACTACGGGCGAATATTGAGACATTTTATAACAACTGTCGATTCATCTTCACCTGCAACTACAAAAACAAGATCATCGAACCACTTCACTCCCGATGTGCAGTTATTGACTTTACAATCAAAGGAAAGCAGCGAGTACAACTTGCAGGGAATTTCTTTGAAAGGTTGCGGTTTATCCTCAATCAAGAAAAGATTGAGTATGATCAAAAAGTCGTTGCGGAACTCGTATCCAAGCACTTTCCCGATTTTCGACGTGTTCTAAATGAAATTCAGCGATATTCTACTGGAGGTAAAATTGATGCAGGTATTCTTGCATCGTTCTCTGATATTTCTGTAAATGAACT